CGCACCGAGCGCCGACGTGCGGTTCGCGTCGAAGTAGAGCGTGTCGACGTTGTTCCGGATGAGCTCGACGAAGTAGAGCGTGTCGTCGCCCTGGGCCGGCGCGCCGGTGGCGTAGTTGGCCGTGCGGTAGATCTTGCGGGCCACGGTGCCGGGCGGCCCGGTCGGGATCTCGACCGCCACGGCGTAGGTGAAACCGACCGCGTTCGCCGGCAGGCCCCAGGTGGTCGAGCCCAGGCCCGAGAGCGGCCCCTCAGAGCCCGAGGCCGAGACGAAGCTCACGGCCCAGCCGTAGATCGCCGGCTCGTCGCCGGCGCTGCCTGCGCTGTTGTTGCTGGAGCCGAGCCCCCACCTGCCGCCGTCGGGGATCGCCGACCCCTGCGCAGGGCACCAGAGGGTCGTCCCGCCGCTGCCGCCCGCGATGGTGGGCCCAGGGCCAGCCGGGTCGAGCGGCCGCACCTGGCGGGCACTGGGCGGCCGCGGCGCGCCCTCGAAGCCGAAGGGGCGGAGGCAGCTCGCGATGGTTGACGCGCTCTCGGCGGCGTCGCCCAGGGGCCAGGCCTTGACGATGACCGGCCGGTCCTTGCCGTTGGTGATCACGACGCCGGCCGGGGTCGAGGTGTACCAGCTGCCCGCCTCGTCAGGGGCCGGGATGTTCCGACCGGTCTGCAGGGTGCGCACGACGTCGGTGCCGGCCGCCTCGTAGAGCAGGTGCAGGTTCCCGCGCTCCTCGAAGAGGATGTGCTGCCGCGCGCCGGCCGAGAGGCCCTGGTCGACGTGCAGGCTGGAGACCGGGCCGCAGGTGCCAAACGGCGCCCAGCTGGTCGCGTTGACGATGTAGGGCTCGTAGCCGAGGCGCGTCGAGAGGCCGCCGGTCGCCCGGTCGGTCACGAGGTTCTGGGCCACCCCCGCGTTGCTGGGGTTCTGGGGCAGCGAGGTCTCGACGCCGCCTGCGGTCTGCGACTGGAAGGTCGATGGGGCCTGCATTGTCGTCCTCAGGGGGTGAAGCGGAGCGGTCCGAAGGGGTTCGGGCTGTAGAGCTCGGCGACGCCGCCGCCGCGGACGAAGCGCCGGGGGGCCAGCTTGAGGTAGGCCTGCTCCATCCCCTGGAACATGACGGCCTTCTTGCGGGCGTAGACCTGGCTCAGCGCCGCATTGTTGAGCTTCAAGGTCAGGGCCTCGAGAGTCGCCAGGGCGATCAGCTCGCAGTAGGCGTGCGGCATGATGGGCGCGTCCTGGTCCTCGTAGAGCCGGGGGGCCGCGGCGACCGCCCTGATCTCGATGTCCTGGTCCCCGCTCGGGTGGGGGTAGAGCTGGATCGACTGATACCTTGCGGAGTTGTTCGACCGGTATCGGATCGAGGTGGACTGGAAGCTCTGCCCTTCGAGCGTCGCCAGCGACAGGTCGGGCGCCAGGGTCACGGTGCCGGTCGGGGCCACGGTGTCGACGTTGAGGGCGGCGAAGCCCTGGCCGCCGGCGGAGCGCACGCGGACGGGCGCCAGGATGCCGGCCTCCGGGCAGGTGAAGTAGTACCGTCGGTAGAGTCCGGTCGTGTTTGGCAGGACCTCGGGCGTGAAGCGCAGGGTCTGGGTGTCGGAGAGCTCGTAGGTCTTGACCGGGCTGAAAGGCGACTCGAAGCCGTCGCTCACGTCGGGCGGGTAGACCTGGGCGTTGACGCCGAGAGGGGCGGCCACGTTGATCATGTAGACGTTGACGGTGCGGACGCCCTGGCCCGGCGCGACGGTGGCGACGCTGACGCCGCGGACGGCGGCAGGGCCCCTCGAGCTGCGACCCTGGCTGGGCAGGTAGAACTCGATCCGGCCGAGCTGCTCGCGGTCGAGGTTGGCGCCGTCGCGCTCGTACTTGGTCAGGGCGAAGGTGTTGCTGGGCACACCGACCGAGGGGTCCACGACGCTCTGGACGGCCATGAAGTCGCTGGGCAGGAAGACCTCCCGGCGCTGCACCGTCGCGGTGTAGGACCCGGACGCGCCCAGGAAGTCGCGGTCGAGGAAGAGCTGGTTGCTCGCCGAGACCCACGAGATCAAGTGCTCGAAGGTGGCGCCGTTGCTGTCGGTGATGAAGATCTTGGCCTGGTCGAGGTCCGATCCAGGGCGGATCGCCGAGGCCGAGAAGGGGAACGGCCCGCCCGTCACGGTGGCGCTGCCGTTGACCACGCCCACGGCGACGGTCCGGTCGGTCCAGACTCGCAGCTTGCGCTCCCGCAGGGCGAAGTCCCAGGGCCGGTCGCTGAGCAGGCGCACCTGGGCGTCGTTGAGGAGGTCGGTCAGCTGCTGCCGATAGGCCGTGTTGACCGGGTCGTAGTCGAGCAGGTTGCCGCAGTAGTCGATCAGCTCACCGAGGTTCATGTCTCCCCCTACAGCAGGAGGCCCTCCCGCACCGGCAGCTTAGCCGATGGGGAGGGCCTGGGCTTCGTCTCGCGGTTTCGCCAGCGGCTGTTGCGGCCAGACCCGTCCGCGATCAGAACTGGCCGTTGACGAAGACCTCGGCCTTGTTGCTGGCGGCCAGCGAGAGGCAGATGCCCGCGATGTTGACGTTCGCGGCGTCGGCGGTCGTCGCCCGACCGGAGGTCGTGGTGTCGAGCGCGATGGCCGCGCCAGCAGCGACGCCGGTCGCGACGTTGGCCACGCCGACGTAGCCGCGGATCACGACATCGACGTCCCGGCCCGCGGTCGCGGCGTTGAGCGCCACGCCGATGGTGGGCACGCCCAGGGCGACGGCGCCGCCCGAGGTGTCGACGACGACGACGTAGAGCACCTTGTCGGCGCCGGTCTTCGAGGTGTCGAGCGAGACGAAGTCGCCAGCGGCGATGGTGCCGCCCGCGATGAAGGTCTCAACCTGGCTGCGGTTGGGGCCGCCGGGGGCCTTCTCGCCAGGGGAGAGGAACTGCACGAGGGTCGAGGTAGCCATGTTGATCAGGCCTCCGCGTCGATGAGGACAGAGTGGCTGGCGAGGTGGCCGGTCACCAGCTGCATCCGGCAGAGCACGGTCGCAGCGGAGGTGATCGTGCCGGGGACGGGCATCATCTCACCGATGTCGAACCAGCCGTCGGTGTCGGCGTAGAGCTCGAACTGGTCGCTGGCCAGGAGGTAGGCCGAGACCGCCTTCGCACCCATGCCGGACGCCGCCGAGGCGGTGAAGCCCAGGTTCGGGTCGACGTAGATCTGGGCGCCCCGGTAGGTGGCGACCATCTTGCTGTTGAGGCCGTCGCGGTCGGCCACGGTGATGTACTGGATCCGCTGGTCCATCAGCGCGAGGAACGCGGCGTAGCACTTGGGCGACATCAAGAGGATGTCGGGGGTGCCACCGCTCGGGTTGAAGATCTCGGCGTTGATGAAGAGCTGGTCGAGGTCCGAGATCGCCAGCGAGCCGCCCGCGTCTTGGAACTGGTTGAACCAGTTGAGGCTGCGGTAGGTGGTCTTGCTCAGGCCACCGACGGTGTTGGTCTGCGCGTTCCCGGCCACGCCCTCGAGCCAGCCGGTGGTGTTCGGCGCCACGAGCGAGGTGCCGTTGCCGTTGAGCGTCTGCAGGCCGGTGATCTTGGCGCTGTCGCCGCGGATGATCTGCTGGGTCACCTGCTTGCGCAGGGCCAGCATGACGTTCGCCATCTTGCTCTCAAGCACGTTGACGACGGCGAGGTCGCCGCGGTTCGCGAGCTGCTCGATCTGGTTGATGACGATCGGCTGGGCGAAGTTGGCCCACTCGAACTTCGCCGAGTAGAACGGGTCCTTGATCGCCATGTTCATCGGCTCGAAGCCGTTGGAGAACTCGGTGATCGAGCTGTGCTCGCCGAAGATCACCGGCTGCTCGATGCGCAGGCCGCCGGAGACCTTCCGCAGCCGGCCCTTGCTCTCGATGGCCCGGAGCAGGGGGTGGCTGATGAAGCTGTTGTCGATGAGCTTGTCCCGCAGCAGCTGCAGGGTGGTCGTGATCAAGCTGTTGGTCGGCATAGTCACTCCTTGGTGGTTGTACGGATGCGTGCCCTGCGTCGGTTGACAGGGTGCTGCGCACTGGCTCCACGAAGGGGTGGCCGAGGCATCAGCACCTTAGCGCAGGCGTCCTGGGGCGTCTACTGCCCCTGGCGGGCGCGGGCCATCGCGAGAATGGCCTCGTTGCTGGTGGCCCGGCCCACCTTGCCGGTCTGCGCCGTGTCGGCAGCAGGCCCTCGACGGACCGGCTGGGTGGCGCTGTAGGCGGCGGCCTTGTTGGCCTTGCGCTTGGCGCTGTCGTTCTCGGCGGCGGCGGCGGACTCCGCAGCGGCCTTCGCGGCGGCGGCCTTGGCGGCCCGGCCCTTCGCGGCCCAGTAGGCCGTCTCGAGGTCGAGGCCGGGGTTGGCCTCCAGCTGCCGCTGGACCTCGGACCGCAGGGCTGTGTCGGTCTTGAGGTCGGGGTTCTCGGTGATGAACGTCTGGTAGCTGGCCTCGGCGGCCTTGATCTCGTACTCGTCCTGCATGGGCTTGAGCATGTCGCCCAGGCGCTTGGCGACCTCGTTCTCGATCCGGGCCTGGATCGACTCCTCGTTGAAGGGGTCGTACTCAGGCACCTCTCGGGTCTTGAGCTCGCGCGCGCCCTTGAGCAGCGCCTCGCGCTCGGCGAGCGCCTCCTTCTTGGCGGCGCTCAGCTCCTGCGTCTTGCGGGTGTAGTCCGCCTGCATCGAGCGCATGAGCTTGGCGACGTCGGGCGGCACGCGCTTGAGGGCGTCGCCCCAGCTGAGCTTGCCCGAGGCCACGTCGGCCATCGCGTCGTCGGCGGCGCCCTGCTTCTCCGCCTGGGCCTCGGCGGTCGCCTGGGCGGTCGCCTTGCCGGCGGCGTCGGACGCGGCCTTCGCCTTGTCCCCGGGCGGCGGGGCGGCCTGGGCGGCCTGGGCTTGCGCCAGCACGGTCTCGGCGAGCGAGGTGCCGGGGGCGCTTGAGGTCTGAGCGGTCAGGGTTCCGGCCGAAGCCGAGCTTTCAAGGGTGGTCAACACGAGGACTCCTTGGGGTGGTCAGCGGTCTCCGAGGAGCCGCAGTGCAGAGCCGACTGAGAAGTACCAGCGAGGGTTCCAGCCGGGCGGGGTGGTGAAGGGGATGGGATTGCCGCGGGCGTCGACCCCGTTGGAGAGCAGCTCGATGAAGCCGATCCGGTCAACGAGGAAGGTGCGCCAGCCAGGCTTCTCCCCACCGCTGGAGCGCTTGCCAGCGCGGACCAGCGTGTTTGAGAGCGAGACGCTCTCGGGGTCGATGTAGAGGTGCAGGTAGGTGCGGCCGTTGAAGCCGATCCAGAGCGCGCAGGGGTCGCCCACCCGGGTGCCCTTGCTGCCCAGCTGGTCGGCCGGGTCGGTGGGCACCCACTTGTCGCTGTAGACGAAGCGCACGGGCTGGCGGTTCTTGATCGCCTCGCTGAGGATGGCGTTGACCTCGCCTCGCCCGCTGCCGGTCCGGGTGAGCTGCCGCCCGATGACGGTGGTGCCCTGGCTCACGGCCCCAGACGGCAGGCCGAAGATCCGCTTGACCTTCGCGAGCGCGCCCTCGGCGGCCACGACGGTGGCACCGAGGAGCTGCCTGGCCTTGTTGACCAGCGACGTCTGGAAGCCGAAAGCCATGGTTACTCCCTCACTTGCGCATGCGGGACATGAACAGGTCGTCCTCGGAGCCGGGCTTGCCGCCCTTGCCGCCAGGCGCGGGCTTGGCCTTGACCTCGACCTCGACCTCGGTGCCGTCCTCGCCCATGTCGTCGCCCTCGGGCTGCCCCAGGAAGTCGGCGAAGCCGGAGTCCTTGGCGAGCTCCCGCAGCGCGGCGGTGATGGCGGTCAGGTCGCTGTCGCTGCGGATCTTGTCGGGCGTCACCGGCAGGGGCTTGCCGTAGTCGGCCGCGGCGGCGGTCAGCATGGCGAGGAACCGCACCTCGTCGGGGTCGAGCTGGGGCACCGGCTCGGTGTAGGTCTCGACCTCCGCCTCGATGCCCATGGCGCCCAGCACGGCGGAGATCGCGCTGGCGAGCGCGGTCATCACCTTGGGGCTGAAAGGCCGCTCGGGCGGCGGCGTCATCGACGCCAGCTCCTCGCCGACCGACTCGTCCATGGCGTCGGTCTCCATCTTCAACTCCTC